CGATTTTGTTAGGGGATTATATAGAGCTAATACTTTTAAAGGAGCATCGGAGGTATCCCAAGAAGAGTCAAAGGAGTTAGCAGTATCAACAGTAATAGTAAAAGAATTATCGTCATTTAGTATCACACCTGTACTAGTTTTTGTAATACCAGCACTTCTAAGAGATACATAGTTGGTATTTTTTGGAGTACCAATCATGCCTGAAGGTATAAGCTCAGAACTAGTAATTTCTAAGTCTGTTCCTGTGACGGTTGCAGTAGCATTTACGGGGTCAAAAGCGGAGTCTGATGACAAAGGAGCAAGTCTATTTCCATTTAAAAATACAGAACTAGAGCCGTATAGGAGTCCTTGAATGGGCCCTTCAGACAAAGAGTCATGAATAAAAATGTGCTGTTGATTACTTTTTACTGGAGTTGTCATATTTTTCTCTACTACTTAATCTTTGTTTGGATTGACCCCGGCCCACCACCACCAAACTGTCCTCCTCCCTGTGCTCCTCCCCCGAAAGAGTAATTGGCAAATACATTTTCTTTATTACGAATCTCAAATCCTATAGGTCTGCCCGGAATTCTGAGTTGCCCGTATACTATAGGAACTGGGTCTCCTTCAAGAATGTTTTGTTCTGCACCACTAAATAAATAAGTATTCTCTGCAATTGGAGTATCTGGAGTATCTACAGAAGGGTCGGGGGCCATCATCTGCTGTATTCCTGTAAGTGCTAAGTTTACTGCAACCCCTATTAAAACCGGAGTGGCTGCCATCGTAAAACCAGCTATAGACATTCCAATAGACCCTGCGGCCCCTCCAAGGTTAGCCGAAGCAAGCATTAATTGAGGGGCAAAATATACCAATGCTATAATAGCTACTGCGGCAAGTATTTTTCCCAAAGCACTTTTAGAGCCTGCGGGCTGAGGAGATATATAAACATCTCCCTCTTGCAAAGATAGTAAAAGTTCTTCTTCGTCATCTAGTCCTTTATGCCCTATTTGACATAGAAATCCAATATCTTTTTCATGGCAATCGATAAGATACTGTCGAAGCTCGGGAAAGTTACATTCAAGACAACGAAAAACATCAGACATTCTCTCAGCATAAATAGTAAACTCAGAGCCAAACCTCTCTGCCATTTCGCCCTCAAGATAAACTTTACGCATCATATCTATAAACTCCTGCTAAATATTTTAACCATAGAGCATTTAGTGGCTCTCTGCAAGATAAACGTTGCTCTGCATGATGGAAAAATACATTATTACCTAAATAGATACCACAATGATTTGGTACATCAGATTGAATTTGAAATAGTAGTACATCATTTTTTTCTGGAATTTCTACCTTTTTAAAGTTCCACTCGTTCATTCTTTTTTCTGAAAAATAATTTAATCCCTTTTTCCACCAATCATCTTCAAAAGGCTCTCGTTTAGGAATAGATATATTTTCTTTAGCTAACCAGTCTCTTGCGGCTTCAAAACAGTCTTTTACCCCAAATTCGTACTCTCTACCTATAAGAGGGTGACTAAGTTTTTGTGGTTCTACTATATTTAAATCCATCGCCGGATAGCTAAATATCCAATAAGGTATTCCTAATGCATTACAGTAGTTCGTGTCGGTAATACTAGGCTCATTGCTTGCATCCGGATGACTATGCACTATTGCCAAAATATCACAACGTTTTACTATATCAAAATAATCTTCTGAAGAAAGTATAAAATCATCTTCATCTTCTGCTACGTTTCTACAAGGAAACCATCGTTTCTTTCCTTTTACAATTCCGATTATTCCACACCCCTCTCGGGGGTATTCTTTTTTAAAATGCTCTTGTATCTCTTCAATCATTATTACTTAAACTTACGACTTCCAGGAAATCCTCCAAAAGGTAAAGGAATACTGCTTGCCGTACTAGCACCTCCATGAAATCTTAATTTACACGCTTGAATTGTTTTTGCACATACATCATCCGCAGCCCTTGCCGTAGTGCTTGCACCGTCTACAGTATATCCTCCTCCGCTCCAAGTACACCCAGACTTTGTTGTATCTTTTACAGTATTATCGTCATTTAAAGCACCCCTATACTCCCATGAGCAAAATTTTCCTATAACATAACGATTGGGAATCTGTAGACCCTCTACATCGAAAGGGCTTGATAACTCAAACTGTACTAAAAGATTATTTTCTGCCGCCACTCTATCAAGAATATACTTTCCTACCGGGAATTCTTTAGGAGAGGGAACAGGGTCTGTTGTGGCAATACCATTTTGTTGAGTTTCTCTATCTGTATATGCATAATATACAGCATTAGAATTTGACTCAAGTTTTACATAAGTATTTTTTCTTAATGTTTTTCTGTAAGTTACTTTGGAGCCTAAAATTTGCTCATTCGACGTTATTCCTAAACTATTCAGTAAGGTATCCTCTTCAGAATCGTATCCGCCTCCTCCAGAAAAATTAGTCTCTCCATCGGCAGCAGTATTAGAAGAAGCTATTGGATAGTCGGAAATATTTCTAGCTAAAGATACAACATTGGCAATTGATAAAGTTGGTCGAGCCATCGCTCCCGAACTATCAATAGAGACTCCCTCTAATGCTATAGGACAGGCCAAATACTCTGCCCATACATTTGTGCTGCCATTAAAATAAGGCATCACTAAATTATATTCGCCATCTTCCAGACCGTCTATTAGGTGAATAGTTTGAGTTACACTTGTTGAGCCATTATACCAAACGAGATTAAGATCAAATAACTCAATATAAGCGTCATCAATTTCTAGTTCCTGTACTGTATCGATTAGATCTGTCATTAGGTAGCAGGCTCATATACTCGTTTAAGGGTAGCTTGAATAGACACAGCACTTTCTTGTAAATAAACTAAATTATACCCTTCACAAGTAACACGAATTGTTTCAGGCGTTCCGTCAGATGTGCTATTTTCAGGGTCAAATAAAGTGTTTGTTACTTTTAAGTCAAAGTTTAGACCCTGTTTTAGATCAAAAAAAGCAGCAATTAAATTTGCTTCCTTGTAGTCCCTGTTATTAAATGAAATAGATATATTTTCTTGTTTTGTATTTATGCCGTCTAAAGCTCGCTGTTCGTACCCATCTCCAAATTTTGCAGTTAAAAGAGAGTAGCTTACTTGGCGATTTAATCCTCTATCTGCTTTAACTTCGTAGGTTTGAGTTCTTCCAGTGTCTCCAAAAATACTTTGTAAATCTGCTGTGCTTATTGTAAAACTATATTGTTTTGCCATTATGCGGCTCCATAAGGGCTAAGAATGCCCCCTGAACGTTTTTGATTTTGTAACTCTTTCTGTACCGCTGCTGCAATAACATTTCCTAAATTTTTTCCTTGCTGCGAATCACTTCCTGCAATATTTTGCTGTGCATTTCCATTTCCATCAATGTTTACATTTACTACAACATTATTACTTTGATTATTTCCTCTCATCTCTACAGGAATAGCATTTCCATTTGGAAGAGGTACTACGGCTTCTGTTCCGTGAAGAATTGCAGGATACCCAGCATTTCGACCTCTTGCTATTCCTCCAGTAGCATATCCAGGGACGGGCTCAAACATTCCTCCTGTTCTACCATAAAGTAGCCCCACGCCCTGTCCACTAGCACCACTATTTGTAAAGCCGGACATAGTATCTATATTTGTAGGAATACCACCGGCTCCAGCACCTAAAACAGGAACACCTAATCCAGGTAAAAAGCTAGATATAAGTCTAAAAGCTATCATCTTTGCAATCATTTGTGCAATATAGTTAAGAATACTTACTGCCATTTCTTTAAAGGCTTGTTTTGCGGACTTAGTACCTGCTATAATACTAGTAAATGCATTTTCAAACCCGCCTCGTATTTGATCGTAAAGACCTGAACGAGCTTCTATAACCATATTTAACTCGTATTGTGCTTCGTATTCTTCATATATTTTTGATTTTTGCTCCTCTGAAAGGGATATCCCTTTTAGCTTTTGTTGAAGTATAAATTCATTTGCTTGCTGAAGTGCGGGATTTAAAGATAAAGTTTGTTTGGTTAATCTTAACTCGTCAGTTTTTCTCTGAAGAGAAACTACAGCTAATTCGGCTTGGCGTTGCTGCAAAAATATCTCTGCCTCAATGCCTGCAAGTTTAGCCTTTTGCACGTCTATTTCTGCTATGGCGTTAGCTCTCTCCTCAACCCCTACTACAGTACTAAGATTAGTTTCTAATTCAAAAATCTGTTGAGCTTGCTGCCTTCTTTTATCCTGTAAATCTAGCAATCTTAATTGCTGTTCTAGCTCTCCAGACTGTACTGCTCTAGTAGAGAATGCTCCTGCAACAGTTAATCCTGTTCGAGTTTGGGTACTTCTTGTATCTTGATTTAGTTGTTTTGTCTTTTCTGCGGTTATAAGTTTTTCTACCGCGAGCTTTCGCTCTTCATAAGAGAGTCCTTCTTCTTGCAGCCTTACCTGTGCCTGAGTAACTGTTAATGTCGATAAAGCTTGCTGATACGCTGCTTCGGCATTTACTTTTTCTTCTTGGGTTGAGTTACTTCCTTCAGCAAGAGCAGCGTTTCTTCTAGCGGTGGCGGTAGTTAAATTTTGCGATGCTGTTAATAGCTTTGTAGCTAAACCAAATCTTTTTGCCTCAATATTCTGTGCTTTTTCTGCAAAACTTCTGCCTAAAGTTTGTAATTGTACCTCTCGCTGTTTAAACTCATTTATCGTTTTTTGACGCGCTACTAGCTCCTCCGAAAATGCTAAGAACGCGGCTTGCAACTCTTCCTGATAAGCCAGCTGCTGTGTTTCTTTTTCAATAGCTTTTAAATTCTCTTCATTTTGCGCAGTTCTATTAGCTTCGAAGTCCGCCAGTGCTTTGGCTTTGTCTATTTCGAGTTGGGCCAGTCTTGCTTTCTTATTTTCGGCTCGTGTAGACCCGGTTCCTCCCAAGAAGCCGCTTCCAAATTCGAAAAAGTCATCAGAACGTATATTAGTAAGTCTATCTATTTCTTTTTGTAAGGCATCAGCTTCTGTATTAGTTGACTCAGCTATTCGTTTTGCTTCTCTCTGTAAACCCTCTAAAGATTGTCGACCTTCTATAATTGATTTATCTAAAGAGGTACGAAGATTCGTAGTAGGGTCGACTGTTAGTCCAGTACCTGTTAATTTATCCAGCTCTATAAATACATCTTTTGTAGTTTGTGCAAATGCTTTGGCTGAAGCCCCTGTAGTAATATATCCTTGAGAGATTTGTAATAGCTGGTCTCTTACTTCCTCTGGTACATTTTTCAAGTCTAAATCTTTTGCTAAATTTGCAAATGTTGTATCATATCGACCAAGAATTCTTAAAGTTTGTTCAAAGCCTGCTGCAGCCTTTGCAAACTTATCACTATCTTTGTCTAATGCATTTAATTCTCTAAATTGAGTGGCTAAGTCGGCGCTAGCAAAAGCATTTCCTGATTGAATAACTCTTTCT